TTCACCCCCTCAACCTGCACACGCACATACATGTTCTGTTTTGCTTTGATTTCGTTGACGTGTTGCTCGTCGGCACATGAACGAAGAAGACCAACAAACAAGAAGAAAACAATCCAAAACAATAAGAAGCCTGATGTGCCATCAATGAACGCTTGCTTGATTGAATATCCTTTTGTACTCATGATTAAGCCTCCACAAACTGACCGTTGGCATCAAGCTGATACCATGTGTCTGCCTTAATGCCGTTTTCACCAACTTTTGAAGCTCGAATGTGAAGAATTTCACCATCTGAGTTTCGATGAGTTAGGACAATTGCACTACCTTCTGAGGCTTTAGCTTTTCCTTCATAACCAGTTGAAATAGCCACACCGTATTGATCTGCTTCTTGATCTTTG